TCAGCAAATTTTAAATTTTGCTGTTGTTGAACATGAGCAGAACCATCCTCCAATTCAAGAGATTGAATCTCTAGGTGTGAGAATGAAAATGTGCGATTTATTGGAGTTTCGCACAAAACTCTTTCATATGTAGCAGTAGATGGATGAATTCATCATCCTTTACATCTATAAGGGATGATATATTTTGTGAAATTGGCGACTAACTGGCACCTTTCCTAAATAGGAACTTCCGGGAACGCCGAAGTGAGTAATATGCATATGTCCACGCTCTTCTAATTGTAAATCACAAAATCGTTTTATTGGAAGCAGTAACTACACATGCATGCTATTGTTTGGTTTAGTTTCCACCAAGACGCCATAACTTACGCCTTATGTATCATGGGGTTTTCTGTTATCGCACCACCCCATAGGTACGCACCAGGGGTATTTATCTGGCGCCCCCCCGAGGCGCGTGGCCACCAATTTATGATGACCACACTAATTTACCCAGTATATTCTGGGTGGTTTCAGGTTCACAATCAAGATAAGCCTGCGATGCTTCCGTAAAGCGCTCTTTAAGTTCTTCCCAAGTAGGGAAAACTCCATCATCTATATAACAAGACAAATCAGCTCTATCTAGAAGCCTACGTAAGTACATTGATTGTTCCTCGAACTTCTCCCGACCATGGAAAAACCACTCGGCTACAGCAGATCGCACAATATCGACAGTTTGCTTCTGAGGGCTTTCTGTTTTACTGGGTATGAAAATCATAAGACTCTTCCATATAGACTTGGGATCTAATGTAGCCATATAAGCATTCAATTCAGGTTCATATCTGAAATTTCATTTCAAAAAAGAAACTTCAGATATCATAATAAAGGGAACACTTTCGGCATACTTATCTGCCATCGTGTACCCTATACCAACCTCAGACAAAATGCGTGCAATTTCGGTGTGATTAAACCAATCAACCCGACTACCTGCAGCATTATCATCACCATATGTAATAAGACTAACATTTTCTTGGAAGGTATCCACCTCCTTAGCTGGATTCAATTCATGGTAACAATATCGCATATAAATGGAATTGACCAAACAATTGATAATAACTGTAAGTGGGTGCCCTGATGGGTTTGATCCGAAAAATCGCATAAGATCCCCATTAAAGTTACAAAAGGCGAAAGCGACATCTTCAGCTATAACCTGAACAGCATTCAAAAGTTCTTGAGTTGCACCACACCACGTTAATATCATACGAATAGTACGAAAAGCTTCCATAATAACCAATGATCCCATAACCTTGTCAAAAGTTTCAAAATCACCGGCTATCAATCTGTC